AGGTGCGCAGCGGCATGGAGGACTCGCTGATCCGGTGGCGGCCGAGGGAGGTGCGGGAGGAGTTGTTTCGCGGGAAGCAGGTCGCGATCTTCGGTAGCGGTGATGAGCCGCACTGGGAGAAGCGCGACCCAGACGTGATCGCTGGCGCGAACGGCGGTGCCGCGCTTGCCGTCGACCAGTTCGGTCGCTGCGACGTGCTCGCCACGACCTCGCACCTGTTCCGCGAGGGGCGGTCGGCGGAGGAGGACGAGACGGTCGAGGAACTGGAGTTGCTGGAGCCTAAGTCAGCGTGGATCGACGCGAAGTGCGGACCAATCGGCGACAACTGGCTGCACTTTATTGGAGACGGTCCAGGTGCGTGGGCGCACTTGGTAGAGCCGATGCTGCGCGAGCAGGTCGTCCGCGAGGCGGCGCCGATCTTCATTGACGTCACGGCGCACCAGGATGCACAGCGGCGCGAGCTGAGCACGACGCGGCCGTGGGTCTCGACCGGCGTGTGGCTCGCCTGCCTCGCTGTCGCGTCCGGCGCGCGCTCCGTGACAACCGTCGGCATCACCGGCGAGTCGCGCGACCACGCGGCGGCGGACCGGGCGGTGCTCGCGCGGCTGACCGAGCTGTGGGGCGTCGAGGTGGTGCGATGAGCGTCGACACCGCGACGATGGACCCGCAGCGCACCGCCTTCGACCAGTCGTCCCGCGACAGCTTCGAGTCGACCAAGTGTCTGCTCGCGGCGTTCGACCGGCTCGGCGTGCCCGAGACGATGCTCGACGTGGGGTGCGGGCCGGGGCACCTCGTCGGCATCGCCGACTTGTTTAACATTTCGGCGACCGGGGTCGATCTCAACGCATTCTCAAGTGAGCTAGACGTGCCCAACCTCTACTCGCGCGACCTCACAGCCAAACCGAATGCATGGGATCGCGAGTTCATCTATAGGCCCGCGGGCCTTGTGCTCTGCCTCGAAGTCGCCGAGCACCTGCCGCCCGAGTCGGCTGACACGCTCTGCGATACGCTCGCCTCGGCCGTTGCGCCGGGCGGCTGGCTGCTGTTCTCCGCCGCGACGCCGGGGCAGGGCGGGTCGGGCCACCTGAACGAGCAGCCGCACGCTTACTGGGTCGAGAAGCTCGCGGCGCGCGGGCTGGTGGTGGATGAGTGGCATACCGACGAGCTGCGCGACGACTGGGCGAGATGCGCGGCGCGGGCGCCGTGGTACGGCGCAAATCTCGTCTGTTTCTCGCAGGGGCAGTCGTGAGCGCGCTCACTCCCACCGCTGGCCACCGCGAGGTGCTCTCGTGGATCGCCGCCATGTACCGCCCGGAATCGTTCTTGGAGATTGGCGTGCAAGACGGCGGCTCCCTCCGCGCTGTCCTCTCGGCCCACCACCCGGCGCGCCTGACCCTGTGCGACGACTGGGGGCTCGCCTACGGCGGCACGGGTCGCGGCTCGCACGACCACGTCACTGCGCTCCTGGCCGAGCTGGCGTTTCAGGGGGTGGTGACGTGGCTCGACGGCCGATCCGACGAACGTCTGCCCGAGCTGCCGAGCGAGCGGTACGACACGGTCCACGTCGACGGCGACCACTCGGCTCCCGGCGCGCTCTACGACTTGGTGGAGGCGGGCAGGCTGCTGCGCCCCGGCGGAGCAATCGTCATCCACGACCTGCAATTCCAGCCGGTCTCCCGAGCGGTGCGCCTGTTCAACGGCATGCTCGACGTTCCTTACCGCGAGTTCTCGGGGGATACCGGGACTGGCGCCTGGCTCTCTGACGAGGTGCCGTGGTGACCACCAGACGCGACATCGCCGCCGTGATGGTCACGGTCGATCGTTCGGTTCGCGGCCAGACGAACTACCTCGCTGAGACGCTCGCGAATCTCGTGCGTGGCGGGATGCTAACGACTCCGAGGCTCACCTTGTTCGAGATCCACGACTCGGGTACCTCAGCGCGTCCTTACGGGTGGGCGACCGACGAGCGAGACAAAGTGTTTTACGATGACCGATTCGGCGAGGTATACGGCCATCCTGAGCCGGTTTGTGCGAACTTGAACGTCGCCGCCGCGCTCGCAAGCGGAGCAGCGTCCGACGCCGAGTTCGTCCTCTTCCTCGAAGACGACATCGACGTCTGCGCCGACTTCTTCGACTCCGTCGGCGCGTGGCTCGACGACCACGCCGCGCCCGACCGCCTCGTCTACGCCTTCGCCTGCCCGTATCCGCAGGTGACGGATGCCGCGGCAGGAGGCGCTACGTCGTGGGATTACCCGATCAAGGGCGCGTTCTACGGCACGCAGGCGTTCGCCGTCCGCTCGGAGGACGCGGCGGACCTCGCGGCGTTCCTCCGCGCCGACCCGTACCGGATGAACCCAGGCGGCTCCTGCTGGGACCTGATCATGCAGATCTGGGCGCTGGAGAAGGGCGCGGAGTTCTTCCTCGCCTCCGCCCCGTCTTTCGCCGAGCACATCGGCCGCGAGTCGGTCGTCGCCCCGCGCCCGGCGACGCACACCTGCCCGAGCTGGCCTGGGCGCGAGTGGTCGTACCTCCAGGCGCATCTCGGCGCCGAGCAGGCGGTGGCGCCGTGAGCGCGCCGCTGCTGGCTGCCGCGCCGCTGCCGGTGAGCGCCGCGTCGAGCGTCGTGCGGGCGCGCGACTTCGAGGCGGCGTGGCTGCGCGCGCGGGCCGCCGAGATGCGCGAGCCGTTCAAGGTCCACCGCAAGCTCTGGGAGTTCGCGCTGATCGCCCAGGCGTTCGAGGAGCGCGTCGGTCGGCCGGGCGCCGTTGCCGTGGGCTTCGGAGTCGGCCACGAGCCGCTGCCGGCATGGCTGGCCGGGCGCGGTGCCAGCGTGGTCGCCACGGACCTTCCGAGCGACGCCGAGGACCGCTGGACGACGTCCGGGCAGCACGCCGAAGGCCGCGACGGCCTGCGGTTCAACGAAATCTGCTCGCGCGAGCAGTTCGACGCGATCGAGTTCCGCCAGGTCGACATGCGCGCGATCCCGGACGACCTGCTGCGCGGCGAGGCTGACTTCACCTGGTCGGCCGGGAGCTTCGAGCACCTCGGCTCAATCGAGGCCGGGCTGGAGTTCTTCTGCCGCGCGATGCGTTGTCTCAAGCCCGGCGGTGTCGCCGTCCACACGACCGAGTACAACTACGCTGCGAAGCGCGGCGGTCCGACCTGCAACAAGGCGGACATCGTCCTGTTCCGCGCCGAGGACTTCGAGGAGCTGGCCCGCCGCCTGCGCGCCCAGGGCGACGAGCTGATGCCGATCGACCTGGCGCTCGGCGACACGCAGGCCGACCGGAGCGTCGACGCTCCGCCTTACCGCGATGAGCCGCACCTGCGCTGCCGCGTCGGCAGCTGGCTGACGACGTCGGTGGCGCTGGTGGCGCTGCGCGGTGCCGGGACGGCCGAGGCCCGGCCGGCGGCGACCTCTGAGGCGCGCGGCGGGAAGATGCGCGTCCTGATCGTCGGCGACGCCGCCGTGCCCACGGGCTTCGCGCGCTGCACCCACGCAGCGGCAGACGCTCTGCACGCCGTCGGGCACGAGGTGGCAGTCCTGGGGATCAACTTCCAGGGCGACCCGCACCCGCACCCCTATCCGATCTACTCGCCGCGCTACTTCAACGAGGGCGCCGACGCGCTGGGCATCGGTCGCCTGCCGCACCTGGTCGCGCGGCTGCGGCCGGACGCAGTGCTCCTGCTCAACGACCCGTGGAACGTCCCCGACTACGTCCAGACGCTCGACGAGCTGCTGCCGTCCTCAATCGCGCGGCCGAAGATGGTCGGCTGGCTCGCCGTGGACGCCGAGAACCAGATCGGCGGGCACCTCGCCGGGCTCGACCACGTTATGGTCTGGACCGAGTTTGCGGCGCGAGAGCTGGAGCGCGGCGGCTACGCCGGGTCGCTGTCCGTCGTGCCGCTCGGCTTCGACCGCGAGCGGTTCTCGCCGCGCGACCGCCTGGAAGCTCGCACGCTACTCGGTCACTCGCCTGAGGTGTGCCGGCCGGGGGAGTGGGTCGTCGGCGTCGTGGGGCGGAACCAGTACCGCAAGCGCCTCGACCTCGCCCTGGAATACTTTGCCGAGTGGGTCCGGTCGGGAGGTGGCGAGGGCGCCTGGCTCCACCTCGTGGTCGCGCCGACGGGGGAGACGGCGTTCAACCTCCGGGCGCTGGTGCGCTACTACGGCCTCCACGACTACGGCCGCGTGCTGCTGACCGAGCAGGACGCCGCGCGCGGCGCGAGCGACGAGGGCATGGCGCTGTTCTACCAGTCGTTCGATTGCCTGCTCTCGACGAGCCAGGCCGAGGGGTGGAACCTGCCGGCGATGGAGGCCATGGCCTGCGGGACGCCGGTCGTCGTGCCGGACTTCGCCGCTACCGGGCCGTTCGGCTGGACGGGCGACGCCGCCGCGCGCGTGCCTTGCAAGGTGCGCCTGGCGTCGAGCCCGCTGCGCATCGCCCACACCGTCGGGGCGATCCCCGACAAGGCCGCGACGGTCAAGGCCCTGACCGACCTGCGCCGCGGCGAGGGGCACCGCAAGGTCCACCGCGACCGCGGGCTGAAGTTGGTGGCCGACGAGGCGTTTTCCTGGGCCAGCGTCGGCGCCGCCGTGGTCGCCGAGCTGGAGGCCGTCGTCGCCTGCGAGTCGCAAGAGGAGGAGGTGGCCGGTGCCGTCGGCTGAGCTGCGCCTATCGCTGACGGACTGCCCCGGCGCGCTGTGGGCCGTCGCGCTGTCGATCGCCGACGTGCTTCGTGAGCTGGCCGGCGAGGAGGAGCCGCGCGTGGCCGCCCGGCTGCGCGAGGTGGCCGCGGCGATCGACTCCGGCGCCGGCGCAGCCGCCCTGAGAGGGGACGCCTGACGTGGCCGGCTCGCCGATCGAGTTCAAGCTCAAGGGTGCGGACGCCATGGTGCGCCGGCTCAATAAGCTCGGCCGCGACGTGCCGCGCTACGCCGCCGGGGCGCTGTTCCTGGAGTCGAGCGCGATCGTGCGGGACGCCAAGGAGAGCTACGTCCCGCGCGACCAGGGCGTCCTGGCCGGCACGGGCACGGCTGACCTGCCGCGCATCGAGGGCAAGGACATCATCGCCGAGATGTTCTTCGGCGGACCGTCGTCGCCGTACGCCGTGGCGATCCATGAGTTCCCGTCCGACCTGTCGCCGCGCTCGTGGCGCGGCAAGGCGGTCGGGGAGATCCGCTCGGTGCGCGGGCGCAAGCCCTGGTCGCTCGGCACAGGACAGCGCGGGCCGAAGTACCTGGAGCGCCCGATGCGCGCCGCGATGCGCGGCATGGTCGGGCGGATCGAGGCGCGCGTCGCCGCGCAGATCGAGAGCAGCGGCGGTGGCGCGTGAGCACGCGGTACCTCTGGATCCGCGACGTCGACCGGCCGGCCGACCTGCTCGGCGAGGACGAGGACGGCCGCCCGGTGTTCTCGATGAACTTCGAGGCCCTCGCCGCGGCGCCGGCGGACAACTGGCCGCGCGCCCTGGTCAAGCTCCTGGAGGACGCCGCGCTGGCGACGTTCGGCACGAACTGCTGGATCGGCTCGCACTCGTCGGTGCCCGACGGCGCGGGGCCGTTCATCACGGTCGTCGCCACGGGCGGCGGCCCTACAGACCTCTACCAGAACGGAGCTGAATACGAGCGGCTGTCCGCGTGGATCGTCGTGCGCGCGGCGACCTACGCGGCGGCCGAGGACCGAGCGCTGGCGGCGTGGCGAGCGCTCAAGGCCGTGACAAACGCCACGATCGCGACGTGACAAGGCGTCGCAGAAAGAGAGGATAGGCAACCTATGCCTAGCAACGCCATCCCCGGCCACGGCGCCTCAGTCGCGATGGAGCTGAACCCATCCGGCGCCCAGGGGACGTTCACCGTCATCGGCGAGATGCAGGACATCCAGCGTCCGGAGATGTCGCGCGCGGAGACGGAGTCGACCACCCACCAGGACGGCATCGACTACTGGGTCATCGCCCCGGTCATCCGTCGCGGCCTCCTGTCGGGCACGGTCAACTACGTCAACGGCGACGGCACCCTGGACCACCTGACCGGCCTCCAGTACGCGCTGCTGAACGCAGAGGAGCGAGGGTTCCAGATCCTCGGCCCCGGCGGCTCGGCGGGCGTCCACGAGTGGATCGGCTCGGGGGAGGTCCAGCTCTTCGGCCCGGTGACGTATCCGGTTCGCGAGGGCCTCGCGCAGGCACCCTTCGCCATCCGGCTGAGCGGCCCCATGTACATCGACGGCGTGCTCTTCAGCTGATGAGCGCGTCGGTCGCAGCGGGATGAGCGAGAAGAGTGAGAAGGTGACGAGCGAGCGCACTAGCACCTAACCGGAGAAACGGAGAAGAGAGATGAGCGAGGCACCCAGGGCGAAGAGGAAGGCGAAGAAGTTCAAGGGCAACCCGCTGGCGCACGCCGCGCTGCGACGCATCAGCCAGTTCACGCTGCCGTCCACGGCCGACGTGGACGACCCGCCGGTGTTCCACTACCGACCGGTCTCGACGCGCCGGCTGCTGGAGGTGGTCGAGGTGGCGGACGACCAGGAGCTGACCGAGCCCGAGTCGCTGAAGCGGCTGGCCGGCCTGCTGGCAGAGGCGCTGTGCGACGAGGACGGCAACACCTACGCCACCGCCGACGACGTGCTGGAGCTGAGCGGCGCCGTCATCCTGGAGATGGTCAACACCATGGCCGAGGTGCGGCGGATGTCCTTGGGAGGGGCGGAGGGAAACGGCTGAAGCGGCGGTCCGCCCGCCGCTTCGCCTACAGGCTGGCCAAGGAGCTGGGACGAGTCGATGTCGACGCGATGCTGGACGAGATCAGCTGGGAGCAGTTCGTCGAGTGGCAGGAGTTCTTCCGCCTGGAGCCGTTCGGCTACGCGGTCGAGGAGATTCGGCTCGCCCGCCTGCTGTCCCACACCGCGACGCTGGTCGCCGGCGGACGGCGCGGCGGCGGGGCGTTCAGCGCCCTGGACTTCCTGCCGCAGTCCCTCGTCGACGACCACGACGAGGCCCCAGCAAGGCAGCCGCAGCGCCGCTCCCTGCCGACAGGTGACGCCGCCGGCGGCGACCGCCTCGGCTCTCATGACCGGGCTGGGTGGGACGCATTCTTCGCCGACGCCAAGCGGTTCGCCGCCGACAAGAAGCGCGCGAGGTTCTGAGCCGAGATGAAGATCGGCACCGTCGAGGGCCTGCTCAAGCTCCGGGACGAGTTCTCGAAGCAGATCGACCTGGCCTCCGCCAAGATGGAGTTGGCCGGAAGGCGGGCGCAGCAGGTCGGCCAGCAGATGTCGACGGCGGGCACCAAGCTCACGCTCGGCCTAACCGTCCCGCTGGTGGCGGCCGGAGCGGCGGCGTTCAAGCTCTCGCGGGACCTGGGCGACACCATGGTCCGGATCGAGACCCTGGTGGGCTTGTCGACCGAGACCGTCTCGGGGTTGAAGGACGAGGTGCTCGACCTCGCCGGCGCGACGGCCAAGTCTCCTAAGGAGCTGGCCGAGGGCTTGTACTTCCTCACCTCTGCGGGCTTGTCGGCCCGCGAGTCGATGGACGCCCTGGTCTCGTCAGCGCAGGCGTCCGCCCTCGGCATGGGCGACACCGCGTCCGTAGCCAACGCCGTCTCCTCGGTGATGAACGCCTACGGCGCGAACGTCATGTCGTCTGCCAAGGCGACCAACGTCCTCGCCCTGGCCGTGCGCGCCGGCAAGCTTGAGGCCGCCGAGCTGGCGCCTGTTATGGGCCGAGTGGTGCCGATGGCCGCGGCGATGGGTGTCGCGTTCGAGGACCTGGCCGGATCGCTCGCGGGTCTCAACGCAGCTGAGTCGGCCGTGTCGATTAACGCCTTCCTGTCGCTCCTCGCCAGGGGTGGCTCGAAGGAAGCGCAGGAGATGATGGAGCAGCTCGGCCTGTCGATGAGCCAGCTGCGAGCCATCATCCGCCAACCGGGCGGTCTGATCGAGGCCATGCGACTGCTCCACGAGCGGACGCAGAACTTCTCCGAGGAGGCGCTGGCGCGCGTCATCCCGGAGATCCGCGCCCTGCGCGGGGTGATGAACATCATGGCGCAGGACGCCGGCTCGGTCGACCAGGTCATGCGCGACGTCGCATCCGGTGTGGACGTTCTCGACTCCGGCATGAAGCGCCTGGAGGAGACGATCGGTTTCAAGCTCGACAAGTCGCTGACCGAGATGAGGATCAACCTCACCAAGCTCGGCGACGCGATGGCCCCGGCGTTTGAGGTCGGTATCAAGATGATCGGTGGCTTCTCGGCGGCGGTCGGCAAGCTGGTCGGCGTGTTCGCCTGGGCGCCGAAGGCCGTCCAGGGCCTTGTCTTGGTGATCGGCGGGCTGGCCGCCGCCATCGGCCCGCTGCTGTTTGTGACAGGTCAGCTGATCACGGCGTGGGGCACGCTGCTGTGGCAGGCGCCGCGGCTCGCCGGCGCGATCAAGCTGGTCGGGGTCGCCATCTCGCGCTGGATCCTGCCCTACGTGGCCGTCCTGGTCGCGCTCAACGAGGCGCTGCGTCGGATCAGGAACGAGCTGGACAAGGACATCGCTGCGCTCGTCAAGGGGTCTGCGGAGGCTGGAAAGGCTTACGCCGAGCTGCGTCGCATCCAGCTCGGGATTCGCGAAGGTGCCGCACCGACCGCCACCGTGGACCAGTTCGAGCAGCTGGCCAAGGGGTGGAAGAGCGCTACGGCGGAGGCCGAGCGCCTGCGCAAGAAACTCGAAGAGGTGCGTCAGACACACTGGATCGCGGAGGATGATCCGCGTATCCGCGAGCTGGAGGTGCAACTAGGTAACGCCGAGCGCCAGGCGCAGAAGTTCAAGGAAGCTTTCTTTGCGGCCAAGCCTGCGCTGAGCGCCGTCGCTGCCGTTGCTAACGACGTCACGACGCCAGCCGTCAAGGTTCTGTCCGACGAGGCGAAGGACCTGATCGCCGCCTACAACGACCTGCGCGGCGCGCTGGAGCCGAACGTCGGCATCGCGATGAAGTACGCCGAGCAGCAGGAGCTGCTCAAGGCGGCGTTCAAGCTGCTCAATGTGCCGATCGCCGAGCAGACGCGCCTGCTCAAGCTGCTCGGCGCCGAGGCCAAGAAGGCGTTCGACGAGATCGCTAAGTCGCCGTTCGGCAAGCCCGGGTTCGGAACAGGACAGCTCCCGATCTTCGGCACGACTGGCAAGCCGCTCGCGATCATCGATACGCGGAACCTGGAGCTGGCGCGCCAGGCTACCGAGCGCCTGCTAGGCCCGACCGAGCGGCTGCGCAAGACGCTCGACGAGATCAACCGTTCCAACCTGGAGGGCGAGCTGCGCATCCAGGCCGTGATCAACGCCACGGCCAAGTACCGCGAGGAGACGCAGAAGCTTGCCGACTCGCTCGCCCCGGGCAAGACGAACCCGATGGCCGTCGCCCTGGAAGGCATCGTCAAGAACTTCTACGAGGGGCTCCAGCGCGCGTTCGCCGACACGATCTTCGAGTTCCTGCGCAAGGGTGACGTGTCGCTCAAGAGCTTC